GAAGAAGAGCATAATAAAAGTAAAAACGATTTAAATAATTTAGAAGATGTATCGGAGGAACTTAGCCAACTTTTAAAAATATAAAACAGCCTTAACCTTTTAGAAAGCCCCTTGTTAATCCTTGGGGCTTTTTTTATTCCTTTAATTGAAACCTAATAGTTACAAAATCTTACTCCCCCTTTGTTCCCACTGGGATGAAACCACTAGAGAAAATCCTTAGGGTAGAAAACAAAATAAACCTTTTGGTAGCCCATGCAGGTGGCAGGTGGGGGTGTACCTTCCTATATACACCCACATCCGCTAAAAATACTGAAAATGAATTGAAACCACCTTAGCCATACCAAGAGGGACATCGTTAATAATATGACTGAAGTATTATTCCTAAGTATGGTACTATAATCTAGAGTGGAAAGGAATAAACTCTCTAAATTATCTCCATATATATAGGGCCCCCCTTGGTAGGTATTTATATTATACATGCGGAGGGCAATATTGTCAAGTTAATTATTTTTTTTCTTGACAGATTGCTCATTGACGCTATAATTAGTAGGTATAGACTTGTTTAGGCACAGGTCACACACATCAATGTTATAAACAAGAGGACTTAGACAACAAGTCTATGCGTAAATTCAAAAAAGTACCAAAGACAAAAGCAGGAGTGCCTGTTAAGTATGTAGTAGGGTCAAAGAACCCTAGTGCTACAGAGCGTGAGATTAAATCTACAGCTAAAAAATACAGAGAGGGTAAGCTAACTGTAGCTGAGATGAACAAAATAGCTAAGACCAGGAGTAAGAGTGGCACAAAAGGATACAAAAAAAGCTACAAAGCCTAAAGGGATAGCCTTCTATTCTAAAAAGTATGGGATTTCCTCAGATAAACTAAGGAAAGTCTATAAAAGAGGAATGGGTGCGTACTATTCTAGTGGTTCCAGAGCGGGGGTAAGCCCTCAGCAATGGGCAATGGGCAGAGTTCGTAGTTTTGCTACTGGTAAAGGTGGAGCAAGGAAGGCAGATGCTGACTTAATCCGTGGAAAAAAGAAAACATGAAGAAGGGACTATATGCTAACATCCATGCCAAAAGAAAGCGTGGAGAGAAGATGAAGAAAAAAGGAGACAAGGGTGCTCCGACAGCATCTCAGTTCAAGAGAGCGAAACAAACAGTAAAGACGAGGTAGACTATGGCCGTACAACCAACACTAAAGAAAGCTAAAGAAAAGAAAAAGCCACAAATCTCCCAGTTAAAGGGAGCAAAGGCTAAAGTAATGGCAAAGCCTAAGTTGGCTGTGTCTAAACCCTCAGTGGTAGCGAAGACAAAAGCAGTAGCCAAGTCTCAATCAAAGCCCCTTAGTGGTGGACAGCGTAGTATGGATGTAAATAAGAATAATAAGTTAGATGCAAAAGATTTTGCTATGCTTAGAAATAGAAAGAAAAGAACAAAGAAGAGAGTTGGCATGTCCAAACCTATGAGGAGAATATAGTAATGGGAACTAATAATAAAAAAGATATGTTCACTAAGAAAAAAGACCCGCCAGATTTCTCTACATTTAGAGGTATAGCAGAAGTATACTATGACTACGGGTTGCTTACGCCTACAGTAGTTAATGCTATTAGAAACGTAAAGAAAAAATATAATAATTTAAAAAAGAAAAAAATTAAATAGAGGAGACTACTATGTACGGAAGTATGATGAAAAAATCTGGTATGAAGAAGAAATCACCAAAGGCAAAGAAACAAGCGGCTACAGCTATGTCAATGAAAAAAGCAGGTAAGAAGCCAAAGAAGATGTCGTATGGCAAATAAGACTGTAGAAGCACCAAAAGGATTTCATTGGATGAAGTCTGGTAATTCGTATAAATTGATGAAGCATGATGGCAAATTTAAAGCTCACAAAGGAGCTAGTCTCAAAGCATCATTTCCAGTACAGAAGGTACATACGAAAAAAGTATAGTGGGCTACTCCAAAGAACACAAGAATCCTAGTGGGGGTTTAAATCAAAAGGGTAGAGACTTCTTTAAAAGAACAGAAGGTTCTAACCTAAAGCCTCCAGTTAAGTCTGGAGTCAATCCACGAAGAGTCTCTTTCGCCGCAAGATTTGCGGGAATGAAAGGGCCAATGAAAGATGAGAAGGGAAGGCCAACCCGTAAGGCACTGGCACTAAAGAAGTGGGGGTTTGGCTCAGTTGAAGCGGCCCGTAACTTCGCTAAGAGACATAAGAAAAAGACTTAAATAATAGGAGAGGATATGGTAACTTGTAGTTTGTGTGGACACACATGTCATTGTAGTAAAGATGGAATGTGTATGGAAAATAATAAATGCGAGTGCATATCTTGTGAACATGAAAAAGAAAAAAACTAAAACAAAGAAACCTAAGAAGATACAACCAAAAGAAAAGAAAGTAGACCACTACGGATTGGGCGAAGCCTTTATGAAGATGTCTGATTTTTTATTTGGAAAAGGATGGAATACAAATAAGTAATGCCACTGTACGAATACTATAATAAAAAAACAAAAAAAGTATTTACAGAATATTTACCTATTAGAGATAGAAAAAAACCTTTAAAAGATAAAGATGTTGAATTGTTAATTACTGCACCACGATTATCTACGATAGACAGAAGTGAGCATGGTGCTAGAGACCAAATGTTGCAGACAGCAAGACAGGGTATGAAACAAAGACAAATAGAAGACTCAGTGGGAATACGAAAAACACCAGAGTGGTTACAAGAAAAGACAGAAAAAAAATTACAGAAAATAAGAAATGTTAGTTCCTAAAAAACAAAACGATGTATTAACAGACCAACAAGAAAAATTTCTCAATGCTCTATTTGGCGAAGCCAAAGGCAGTCCAAAGATGGCAGGAGAGATTGCAGGATATGCTCCTCAATCATACCCCAAAGTATTGAAAAGTTTAAAAGAAGAAATTATTGAAAGGGCAGAACACCAGTTAGCTGTGTACAGTCCAAAAGCAACAATGGGTTTAATAGAAGCTCTTGATGAGGATGGAAAAACTCCAGGAGCCAATATTCGTATAGAAGCGGCTAAACAAATTCTAGATAGAGTAGGTTTAGCTAAAAGAGAAAAACTAGATATAAATGCAAAGGTAGCACATGGAATCTTTATTCTCCCGCCCAAAGAGAAAACTTCGGAGTAGGACAATACCTTTTGGATACAAAGTATCTGAAGAAGAAGACAAAACACTAGAAGCTGTTCCAGAAGAGTTAGATGCTCTAAAAGAAGCAGAACAGTATTTAGAAAATTGTTCCTATCAAGAAGTAGCTACTTGGGTTACAAATAAAACAGGAAGAGCAATAACAGGAATGGGATTGCGTAAGGTATTGAAACGAGGATGGTAGAACCACCAAAGCCAAAAAAGGTAGGTCGCAAACGAGTTAAAAAATCTCCAACACTTTCTGAATCTGAAAAGAAAGCTAGACAATCAGCTTTACATCTTCTCCGAGCAGAAAAAGAAAAACTAGAAGATGCTAAACAGAAAGTCAATTTAGCAGAAAAAAGATTAGAAAACAAAAAAGAAAAGTTAAAAGAATTAGATAGTGTACTAGAAGGTGAGAAGACTGTTATAGATGAACAGCAAATAGAAGAAGCAACACCTTCCATACAAGAAGCTATTAGGGACAGAGAAGTAATCTTTGAACCTAATGGTGGGCCACAAACAGAATTTCTTGCATCATCAGAAAGAGAAGTCTTTTATGGAGGAGCAAGAGGTGGTGGAAAATCTTATGCCATGTTAGTAGACCCTCTACGATACTGTCATAAAAATGCCCACCGAGCATTGTTAATACGAAGAACAATGCCAGAGCTAAGAGATTTAATCAATCATTCTCAGCAACTATATCCAAAGGCATATCCCGGAGCAAAGTGGAGAGAGCAAGAAAAAGAATGGCGTTTCCCGTCTGGAGCAAGAATAGAATTTGGTTATGCTGAGAATCTGACCGATGTACTACGTTATCAAGGACAATCATATACATGGATAGGTATAGACGAATTACCTCAATATTCCACTCCCGATATATATAACTTTTTACGTTCTTCTTTGCGAAGTGTTGACCCAGAGATTCCCGTCTACATGAGGTCAACTGGGAACCCTGGTAACGTAGGCTCTGGTTGGGTTAAAGAAATGTTTGTAGACCCTGCACAACCTAATACAAAATTTTATTTAGAAATACAAACTCCCACTGGGATAAGAAAAATAAGTAGACGATTTATACCTGCTAAGTTACAAGACAATCCGTATCTAATGCAGA